ACCGCTCTTGCTCTTCTTACCAAAACGATGAAGAGATACTTTTGTTTACCAATGATGACGAGTACGTGTACCGTCTTGAGTCAGGTAATGATTTTGATGGAGTAGCTATTACTTCTGCTTATCACACCCCTTTTATGGCGGTAACAGACCCAACGATGCGTAAGACAGCCTATAAGGTTGACACTTACTTTGACCCAGAAGGTCTTGTAACAGGTACTCTTACACCTCGTTACGACTTTAATAAACCAGGTAAGATTCAACCCAATGCTGTTCCTCTAACAGGGGGTGGTGCTTTCTCCTTCTACGGAACAGCTAGGTACGGAACGAGTCTGTACGGTGGTAATCCTGATACGTTCCTTGAAAGACAAGTTGTAGGTTCTTTCTTTACAATAAGCCTGCAGTACGTGTTTGATGGTGGGCCTCCCTTCGTGTTAGACACAGCAATTATAGAATACTCAACAGAGGATAAGAAGTAATGGGAACCGGATATGTACGTATTGATACGTCAAACAACATTGCAGACGGAGGTGTCATTGATGCTTCTGACCTTGATGGTGAGTTTAATGCTCTTGTAGAATCTTTTAGTCAGACAGTAGGTCACACACACGATGGTAGTACCGCTGAGGGTGCCCCTGTAACTGTCTTGGGCCCTGCTCAGGAGTTTGTTGGGGACGCCTCAGGTCTGTTTCCAAAGACAACTAATACCTACACGCTAGGTAAGGCCGGTGCCACCTTCTCTAACATCTTTGTTGAAGTTGTAACACTTGCTGATGGCGCTATTACAGCAACAGCAGCTGAGATAAATAAGTTAGATGGTGTCACTGCTACTACTGCTGAATTAAACTTACTTGATGGACAAGACCAGACTCTTGCTACAACAGACAGTGCTACCTTTGTAAACGTAACCGCGACAGGAAACGTTGTAGTAACTGGTACTGTTGATGGTAGAGACGTAGCTGCTGACGGTACTAAGCTAGATACACTTGAAACAGGTGCCACCTCAGATCAAACAGCTGCTCAGATTAAAGCTGCATATGAAGGTGAAGCCAACGCTTTCACGGATGCTCAGTTTACTAAGTTGAGTAACATCGAGACAGGTGCTACTGCTGACCAAACAGCTGCTCAGATTAAGACTGCCTACGAAGGTGAAGCTAATGCCTTTACAGACGCTCAGTTTACTAAATTAGGTAACATCGAGACAGGTGCTACCGCTGATCAAACTGGTTCGCAGATCAAGTCAGCCTATCAGTCCCAGACTAACGCCTTTACCGATGCTCAGTTTACTAAATTAGGTACAGTTGAGACTAATGCTGACGTAACTGACACAGTTAATGTAACCTCTGCCGGTGCGTTGATGGACAGTGAAGTTACTAACCTTGCTGCTGTAAAGGCATTTGATACTACTGACTACGCTACAGCTACACAAGGTAGTACAGCAGATAGTGCATTGCAACCTGATGGTGATGGTTCTGGTCTCACAGGTATCGTTGCTGGTTTAGCTTGGTCTAGAAAGACTTCTAATTACGCCTCTGCTAACAATGATGCTATTATAGCTGATACCTCTGGTGGCGCGTGGACACTTACGCTGCCAGCATCTCCTGACATTGGTGACTTAGTTCGTGTTACAGATGGTGCAGACTGGGCAACAAATAACCTGACAGTAGCTCGCAATGGTTCTACTATTGAGGGTGATGCTGCTGACATGGCCATGAACATTGGTGGTGTGTCTGTTGATTTTGTGTATGACGGTAGCACTTGGCAGTTATATGCACAGGTAGGTGTTAGCAGTGGTGATGTGGTTACTGAGACTGGCACTCAGACGCTTACTAATAAGACATTAACCTCTGTGGTGATGGACGGTACACCAACTGCACCTACTGCTACTGCTGCAACAGATACAACACAAGTTGCTACTACTGCATTTGTGCGAGATGCGGTACCAAATGTATTAAATGCGGCTGGCTCTGCTCCTATTTATGCTTGCCGCGTTTGGGTCAACTTTAACGGCGAGGGTACAGTTTCAATTCGAGGGTCAGGTAATGTTGACAGCGTTGTTAGAGTGACAACAGGTAACTTCCAGGTGAACTTCACAGTAGATTTAGAAGACGTTAATTACGTTGTGCTGGGTCAATTTAACAACTCTAATAACTTAACAGGCGGGCGTACTTACGCACAGAACGTGGATAGTGTTATAATGCGTAATTCTACCAGTAACAACTCGACTACTGACAGCGGAGAGCTGGGTTTGGTGGTAATAAGGTGAAGGATGATACAATGAATAAAGTGGTTATTTACCAAAGCGACACTGGTGGAGTCGCTATACTAACTCCATGTAATCCGAACAAGACGATCAAAGAAATCGCAGATAGAGGCGTACCTAAAGGTCGACCGTATAAGATTATAGACGCTTCGGACCTGCCAACAGACTACTCACGGTTTGACCAGTGGACGGTCGATGTAGCGGATTTAACTGATGGAGAAGGCGCATGATTATCAAAGTTCCTGTTCAGACAGATGCTGACAAACTGAAGTACAACAGATCACAGATGACCTGCACGTCTCTCCAAGGTAAGATCGCATTGGGTTTAGATGCTTGGACTAAGGTACTCGCGTACCGTGATGAACCTGAGACACCCTTCTCTGTTAAGGTGACTATTGATGACAGCCCTAAGTGGACTCGCCTTAGTCAAGACATATCTCTCATTGGTTGGGCTTTGGATTACACAGATGAACAAATGGATGAACTGTTTGTTAAAGCAATGAAGATCAATGGAGAGTAAGAGTAATGGCAAATCTATCAGATAAAGTTGCACCTTCGGGTGTATTAACCTCCACGGGCGATGGCTCTGGGCTTACAGGAATTGCAGCCGTTCCAACTGGAGCAGTGTTTCACTTTGCTGCTATAACTGCCCCTTCGGGTTATTTGGAAGCTGATGGTGCGGCAGTTTCAAGGAGCACTTACTCTGCTCTTTTTTCAATCACAGGTACCGCTTTTGGCGTAGGTGATGGATCGTCAACATTCAATTTACCCGACTTACGTGGTGAGTTTATCCGTGGATGGGACAACGGGCGCGGCATCGACGCAAGCCGTGCGTTTGGTTCTTTCCAAGACCAACAAACCCGATGGTATAAAGCCCGTGCAAATGGGTCGAACGCGGACAATTTCTATAATGGTGGGCCTTACACTGGGGATTTTGCGGGTAAGGACGTCGATACGGCAACGACCGCACGTGACCGCACAATATACGACTGGGATACGTCATATGATACACTTCCACGCAACGTTGCAATGATGTATTGCATCAAATTCTAGAGGAGCACTTATATGGACAGTAACTACTCAGAAACCCGTGTCATTGGCTTCAAACGCCTATGTGTATTCCTATCGTTAGCCCTTGTAGTTCTCCCAGTGTTCATCCTTTACAGTGGTGTCTACTGGCTCAAGCGTAACAATTGGAACACAGGTTGGCGCTGGTGTGTTATCGCCCTACCAGTTGCAGCCTTTGTAGTAATCAACACTTTACACAACTGGACAGTTTGTACATTACTGTTCTGTGAGTTTCCTAGAGAGTTTCAAACAACTACACGACTAAGACGTATGAAGAACAACCCTGACCCGTCTAAGCGTGAATTAGCTGATCTTATGGGTGGTTTTCTAAATAGCCAAGACCCTAATCATTATTAATTAGTAGAAGTTACTTTACACTTGACAAGACCTCAAAGAATGTATATAATAAACTTATAGTTCCCCTCCGGTATATACACAGGTACCTTATAGTAATAAGTGTATATACAACAGCTATACTAATCTACTACATACTCCTGATACCTATCTCTCTTAGACTAGAGAGTACAAGAAAACATACAGAGCTATCTGGAACCACCTTGCTGGTCCACTTCCGAAGGTTCTACTACAAGAACAAGTTACACAAAAGGACGTTCTGAATATGTACAACCCATTTATGCCTAATACATCTGCTCTCTCTAGAGTTGCTTATGCTGCTGGTGATAGCGGTGGTGAACTTAGTGAAGCTGAAAAGATAGCTGCAGCTAAAGCCAAAGAGGAAGCCGCCGCTGCTGCCAAGGCTACCGCTGATGCTCAAGCTGCTGCCACACAAGCTGGCTCTAACAACCTTATGGAAAAGTCTATGACTGACCCAGGTTCTCTTGTTCAGTCTGCTACTGTTGCTAACATTGACCCTAATACAACTGGGACTACTTTAGCTGACAACACAGGACAAGTAGCTGGTGCTCTTCCAACTATTGCTGGAGCCACACCTACACCTGCTTCTACCATAGACCCTACTAACGTCTCCTCTGACATTGCTGGACTTACAGATAGTATTCAAGCTGTCCAAGGTTCTGTATCAGATGATGCTACAGTACAAGCTGCCACACTAGACCCTACACAGTTAGCCCAGACTAACCTACAAGCTGCTCAACTTGGTGCTGCTCAAACAGTAGCTGCCCCTGTAGACCGTACAGTAGACGCTGGTGAGCTCGTACAAGGCTCTTCTGTTGACATGGCTCAGGTAGATGCTGCACTAGACATTAAAGCACAACAAGCTGATCCAACAACACAAGCTACAGTACAAGGTCAACTTAGTGAGTTGATGTCTGACTTCGATGGTAAGGCACCTCCTGCGTGGGCTGCTGGTGCTTTGCGTAACGCTACTGCCCAGATGGCAGCAAGGGGTCTTGGTGCCTCTAGTATGGCCGGTCAAGCACTAGTGCAAGCTGCTATGGAGTCAGCACTGCCGATCGCTATGGCTGACGCTTCTACCTTTGCTCAGTTTGAGTCTCAGAACCTATCTAACCGTCAACAGACCGCTATGTTTGCAGCACAGCAACGTGCTTCTTTCATGGCGATGGACTTCAACCAAGGGTTCCAGACTCGCGTAGCTAATGCCGCCAAGATATCTGATATTGCTAACATGAACTTTACAGCTGGTGTACAGATCGCACTAGAGAATGCCAGCATGGCACAGACTGTTGACTTGACTAACCTTAGTGCTAGAAATGCTAAGATGATGTCAGACGCAGCTGCTCTTACAGCGGCAGACATGACTAACCTTAACAACCGCCAGCAATCTCGTGTAATGAATGCTCAGTCCTTCTTGTCTATTGATATGAAGAACATGGACTTGCAGCAACAGTCAGATCAGTTTACAGCTCAGGCTACTATCGACGCTATGTTCAGTGATCAATCAGCAGCCAACGCTTCTGCTCAGTTCAACGCCTCCAGTGAGAATCAGACTAATCAGTTCTTTGCTAACATGCAGTTGCAGGTAGACCAGTATAACTCTGGTGTAGCTATTGATCGTGATAAGTTTAATGCTCAGAATGCTTTGGTTGTTCGTCAGGCTAATGCTCAGTGGCGTCAGAACTCAACGACTATTAATACCTCTGCTCAGAACACAGCTAATGCACAAACTGCAGCTACCACCAACGCCTTGTCAGCCTCTATGATTGAGACCATATGGCAGCGTGAACGTGATCTGATGGACTTTAGTTTTAGGTCAGCAGAGTCAGCTACCGACAGAGCTCTTAGTGTGTTCCTAGGGGGTAAGCAAGACGACCTTCAGAGGCGCACAGATAAGAGTGCCAAGGATGCTGCAGCTAAAGAAGCTAAGGGCTACTTGTTAAACAAAATACTATTCGGTTAAGAAGGATACTAGAGTATGGACAAAGGTGAATTTGCATACCGTAAGAACCTAGAGAACGCTAGAGCTGCTTTAGCTCGTCGTCAGGAACTAGATTCGGGAACAAGTCAGTTTAAGAGTAATACAGCTGCTGAGACATTGGCGGCTACTAAGCAAGGCCTTATGCGGCCAAAGGCACGTCCTGAGGAGCCTGTTTCTGGTGGTATGGCCGAGGGAATGGGTATGGCTCTCATGGAGTCCTTTGCTAAGCGTGACAAAGCCAAACGTGCTGACGCTGAACGTAGTACAACAGGCGCTATGACTGAAGAGACCTACGCACCTACTAGCTCACCAAGACCTAATCTTAGAGAAGGTGATGACATCTATCAAGGACTTATTAAACGTGGCTTACCTGCCCATATTGCTGAAGGGTTTGTCATGAACATGAGAGACGAGTCAGGACTAAACCCTGCTATCAACGAAGCTAATCCTTTAGTAGCTGGTTCAAGAGGTGGTTTTGGTTTGTACCAGCTAACAGGTCCACGTCGTGTAGCCTACGAAGACTTTGCTACTCGTAAAGGTGTTGAGTTTGGAGACACTGGTGCTCAGTTAGACTTTGCAGTGTACGAACTAGAGAACTCTGAGTCCGCTGCAGCTAAGAAGATATTTGCTACAACTACAGCTGGTGAAGCTGGTGCAGCTATTGTTACGTCCTTCTTGCGACCGTCTGAGAAGCACCGAGCTCGTCGTGCCGCCAAGTATCGCTCCTATGACTAATTTGAATGTATAAGAAGGATTACCTTTAATGCCTATCTTCCCAGGACAATCCCTGACCGCTGAGCCGATGAATGCTCCATATGAAAACCCACCTGAGATGGTAGAACCAGAAGATGCTATTACGTGGCACCTGGACCGCCTCATAGAGCCCGATCGTGCTGAAGCCCTGTTGGACTCCATGGAGTTGGGACTTGACGTTGTAACGCTTACTGAGGGTATCCTACGGGGTGCTGTAATGGAAGGACAACATAGTATTGACGTGTCCCTTATCATTGCACCTGTTATCCATGAGTTTATAAAGACTACAGCTGACAAGGTTGGTGTTGAGTACGAAGAGGGTTTCCCTGACGACAGTGAGAAACGTACAGAAGTTAAGTACCAGATCAATTCTCGTAAGGCTAAGAAGATGATTGCTGACTACAGGTCCGGTTCCACCAAGGAGCCAGAAGTAATGGAAGTCAAAGAAGTAATGCCTGAACCAATGGACGAAGCACCTAAGGGTCTTATGTCTCGCATGTCTAAGTTAGAGGGAGATATTTAATGGGTTTCTGGACAGGTATGGCTAACGCCACAAAAGATAGAGCAGACCGTAACGAACGTCAAGATGCTAGAGATCAAGATCAGGCTCAACGAGATAAGATGTTTGACTACGCTAAGGCACAGGACGATCTTGCTACAAAGAGACTAACAGAGCAGGACTCTATTCGTGCTGAAGAGCTAGCCTACAATAGAGCCAACGCTGCGACTGCCGCTGATAGAGCTGACATTCTGTTTCAACAGGGACAAAATGACAGGTCTGTAGCTCAGTCTCAGCTTCTTTCTGATTTGTATGGTCCTTCTGTTTCAAGTGATACTGGTAGAGCTGGTACTAGTGGTTCTTCTACTGGTGTTACAAGTGTTGAAGCTATGAGGACATCAGGTATTCTACTTAGGGATCGTTTAGAGACTGAACTACCTCAAATGACAGATGATCAAAAAGCTTTCTATGAACCTTTCTTAAATGACCCTAAAGGCGCACACGGTCTTATGACTTGGGTTAAGTCTCAAGTTGATGACAACAAAGACTTAGGTATGGCAGACATTCCTGACCTTATTCACATGGTTGGTTTGGTCGAAGGTAAGGGTCAACAAGCCTACACCGATATGACTGAGAAGTTAAAGAATGGTTTTGGAGTTAATAACCCAGAAGAGATGATTGAGGCTCTTAATGTAGCTAGGGCTTATACAGCTGACACTCTTGTATGGGGTGTTAAACGTGAAGCTCCGACTCAACTTGGTCAAGCTGACGTATACAAGCAGTTTACAACTGAAGTAGGTATGGCTGCTTCGTCGTTTATGTCCGTTAACAAAGATCAACCAACTGACAAGTCAATTAAGGTGGGTAGACTTTACGGTGTACTAAAGAATGGTTCCTCTACTGAAGCTATGGTAAACGATGCTATGTTTAAGTTGTATGATCTTGGTATTGGTCAGCAAGAGGCCTTAGCTTTGCAAGGTCAAAGTAACATTATAGACAAGTACTTCCTAGGTAGAGACAGCACACCTGTTACACCTGTCGGGGACAACCCTACTCCTACTGTGGCTATATCAAACGAAGAGGTTCTTGCAACTATCTTGAGTAACCCTACTATCTCAGACGACGAGAAGAGGAATGCTCAGGCCGAGTTTGATGCTCTGAACGGTGTGTCCAGCGATGTGTCCAGCGGTGTAACTAGCCCACCTGCTATGGGTGAGCCCACCAGAGGTGGACCTGGGTTTGACACAGGTACTCCACTACGTTCAGACTTAGGTGGTCTCCTTCCTGAGCAGTTAACTGCTATTGATTCCGCTATTTTAGATAACCCAGAACTTGAAGGTGTTGCAACAGCTCTGAAGTCAGGTGAGGCTACCAGAGAAGCCTTAGGTTCTTTCCTATCTAAGGTTCCTTCTAGAACCGATGACACAGTCGGTGTTGTAGCCTCAGGTGGTGTGGCACTTGCAGCTGGAGCTTTGAAAGGACTTGGGGATGTACTAGGGTTCATTTCTGGTCTTTCAAATGATGAACGTATGTCACTCGACGCGGCTAAGTTAGATGCAACAGGTGAACGTGTTCTTGCTTTTGCTAACAGAGTTTACAATGAAGGTGCCTACAAGTTTATGAAAGACAAAGACCCTTCATCAGAGCCTGTTATTGACTCTAGTCCAGAAGAGCTAAGAAGACTAATACAGTCTATGCCAGTACCAGACGGGATGGCCCAGGCGTTCCCTAATGAGAACACAGGTATCCAAGATAAATCCTTGACCGACTCTCAAGCACTATACGACATCCTGGAAAGTGATATGTCTCAGGCTGTTATTGACGAAGCTATTGTAGCTTTTGAGAGGGATTACGGTGCTGGCTCAGCTGATGCTGCATATGAAATGATTACTTCCCGTCAATAATAATAATAAGGACTGGAGTCCAACATGGTTACTTTTGCTAACACTTTTAATCCACAAGATATCGACCAAGAGGTTGACGAGTTTGGTCGTCCAATAGACGTAGTTCAGGATAGTGTTGACTCTCTTGAGGCTACCTCTTTGGGCGTACCTACCCCTGTCCCAACTCCCACTCCTGTAAAAGAAGAGGCAGCAACCAGTACAACACCTACTCTCGATAAGTATAGAGGTTCCGCACAGGTAGCAGAGCCTCAAGCTAGCTCAACTCCAACGCTTGATAAGTATAGAGGTTCTTTATCTAGCCCACAGTCCACCTCCACTACACCTACCTTAGACAAGTACCGTAACTCTGCAGGGCCTTCTGCAGCTGATTACAATCGTGCTGACTCTTTGTTACCAGAGGGTATTGCTCCTAAGTCCTACTCAGCCGATGATATCTCTGAGAACGATGACTTGTATAGTATCGTGTACAAGTACATGGATGACAGGTACGGTATCCAATCTCTTGAGGGTGCTTCTAGGGAGAACGTAGTAGAGAAGTTCTTAAACAACCGTCGTGGCGTCTCTATGACAAACTCTGTTCGAGTCCTCGCAGAGACAGACTATCTTATTGATGTAAGAAATAACCCTGAGCGTATGGAAAAAGCAGGACGTGCCTACAACCTCTATCAACAAATGGCTGATATAACTTCAGACGAAGTATCTTGGTCAGAGGTGGGTGATGCTTCTGTAGACGTTATACGTA